GGCATCATGAACGCCAAGTATGTAAACGGGATGCCGCTTGCACGTCAGGAGAGGGAATTTGCCCGGTATGACCTGAATCTTTCCACAAAGACCATGGCGAACTGGATCATCCAATGTGCCAGCCGGTATCTGCAGCCGCTTTACGATCTGATGAAAGAAGAACTGCTCCGGAGTAAATATTTACATGGGGACGAAACCAGAATTCAGGTGATCGATGAGCCGGGGCAGAAGGGTTCCACTCAGAACTGGATGTGGGTCTATCTCACCGACGAATACAGCGGCTCACCACGGATGGTCCTCTTTCAGTATGAAAGGACGCGGGCCGGATACCATCCGGTGGAATTTCTTGGAGATCAGTTCGAGGGGTATTTCACCTGCGATGGTTACCAGGCATACCACAGTCTTCCGGGAAGAATCGCTGTGACAGGCTGCATGGCGCATGCGAGGCGCAGATTTGATGAAGCCCTGACGGTTCTGAAAAAGGACTTCACCAAAGAACAGCTGAAGGAGACCACCGCATATCAGGCACTGGCACGGATCGGGATGCTCTATAAGATTGAAGAAATGATCCGTGACAAGTCACCAAAAGAACGGTACGAAGAGCGTCAAAAGCAGGCAAAACCGCTTTTAGAGGCTTTCTTTGAGTGGCTCCATAGACTGGAGGATTCCGTAGACCGGTCTTCGAGGATCGGAGAGGCTGTCCTGTATGCTTTGAACCAGGAAGTTTATCTGAAGAGATATCTGGAGGACGGCCACTTAAGTATCGATAATCTGGCGGCAGAGCGGGCGTTAAAAAACTTTGCGACTGGGAGAAGGAACTGGCTTTTTGCAAAGAGCATCCGCGGAGCGCAGGCCAGCGCAACAGTGTACAGCATTACAGAAACAGCTATGCTGAACGGGCAGAAACCGTACAATTACCTCACCTATGTGCTGGAGAAGATGAAAGATCTTGGTCCTTTTCCAGAAAAGGGAGCCATGCTGGAACTTCTCCCCTGGTCCGCCAGTCTGCCGGCTGATTGTCACAGTAAACTAAAAAAGTAAGAGAAAGCTCTTCCCCTGGTAAGTGCCGGGGGATTTCTTGTTTTGTCAAGGTACTGATGATTACCTACTTACCCTCATATGGTGCTGTCAAGTAAGGACTAACAATTTTTTAGATTTTTTTCATAATCTTTTATATTTTCTTTATAAATCACATCAAGCCATAATTGCCATTTGAAATTCATAGCATAACCATGCGAATTAACGCACGTTAAAGTTTTACTTTAATGCTTCCAAAAAATATAAAATACAGAGGAAATAGCGAAATATCCTCCAAGAATAAAGGTATTTCATCATTTCCTCTGTAATCATTTCTTATATTTGCAAGTTAAAGCAAGTTAAATCATACCCAATATGGAATATATTTCATATATCGTGGCGCCGTTGTATCTGTTTCATCAAGCAGACGCACTAACCTCGCATCTATAGTATCTTTAATAATCCTGGATGCCTTATAACTTTTCTTTCATCGTCATATTAAATGGTTTCTTTTGCAAATAGCACCGCTTTTGTAAAATGATCATTCTTATTGCTACAAAACTGTTATCAATCCAATTCGTTTACTCTACCCCTAAATTCTCTAAGCAATAAATTTTGCAATTCTTCTAGCTGCTTCACCGACTCTCCATTTTCTTTTTTTGTATGAATTATTTGATCTAATTCATCAATTTTATTATTAACACGAACCAAATTGTAATTTACTTGATGACGTTTTAAATATAAATTCAACTCTTCATATATGTATTTTCCAAGTTTTCCGTTATAACCAATACTTCCATCCTCATTTCGGTATATATATTGGTAATATTCTTCCGTACAAGGATCTACAAATCCTTCATCATTAACAACTGGCTCATCTGCCCTATCACTAGGCCATTTATCTGATTTTGCTTCATTACAGTATGGACATGCATATAACAAGTTATCGTACGTAAATTTAAGTTCTGGAAATTTCTCTTTAGGAGCAAAATGCTCCACATGATAACTTCTCATACCACCATTATATTTATCCCAATCATCACAATATGCACATCTGTGTTCAAAATCTAAAGCTAAATACTTTTTATTTGTCCTATTTGTCTTCCATTTCTCTCCACTATATGATCTGACAGGTACTTTATCTTTTATCCTTAACATGCCCCTATTCTCCTTGCAATAACGCATCTAACTTTGACATAAGCATATCAAAATTGCTTCCTGACAACTTCTTCTTCAAATCTTTAGGTATTGCATATTCACCATCAAGGCTCATCTCAATTTTTGAGTCCAAATCCAAAATTTTTTTATCTATTTCTTCACTTTCTCCTTGATGCGGAAGTAATTCCTCAAGTTGATTTTTCCACTCGTCTATTTGTCGTTTACGTTTAATATATTGCTCTACAATTTTTATATTAATCTCAATTCTCTCTTGATCATCATTCATATATCTTTCAAAATTGTACACTTTATATGCATCAAAAATTTCCTTTTGATACAGTTCCTCTTCATATGAGGTCAAAATAAACACAGGAAATCCAAGGTATTTTTTGTCTGTCTCTTCTGCAAATTTTACACCATTATAGCCAACCGCCACTTCATATGAGGATAACATATAATCTACAACTAACGCATGAATATTTTTTTCCAGAATTTCCTGTAATAAATCACTTATATTTATTTTCAACTCTAATTCTATAGGATTTATGCCAAAATCTTCATATCTTTCTTTTATTTCAGAAGATGCACCATCAACAAAATCATCCAATTTTGACATAATCTGACTTCTTTTAGTCTCATCATCATCTATAATCCCTACATTGATAATCGTTTTTCCCAATTCTATCACCTCTTTATTTTCATTTGCAACTCAAGTCCCTTTTTATATTCTTTAACTATAGGTAAAGAATCATATTCCCTCAATGTGGATGCTACAATATACATCCCCATTCCAGTTCCAATTGTATTTCCCTCTTTATCCACCTTACTTGTTGTTCCATAATCAAAAATCTCATATGGATTCTCAAACATATCTGCCAGACCCGGTCCATTATCTTTATAAACAAACATAATATTCTCTGAATCATTATTCATATATATATTAATATTTCTCTCCCTACATCTCGATTTTTCAAAAGCTTCTATAGAATTTATAATAAGGTTATAAAAAATACTTTCAAAATCTGATTTAAATACTTTTCTCTCAATGGATTTATCATTAGAATCAACTTCCACAACCACATGCTTTCTGCTTAATATAGGTTCTAATACATTCACAATATCAGAAACCATATCATACATATTATACTTTTTCCTTGTTCGTTTATCCTTTCTAGTTTGGCTTGCAACAACAGTCAACCATGATTTCAGAAACTGATCATTCTTTTTTAAATCATTTAATTGACGATCAATATTTGCTTCATTCTTTCTATTAATTTCCTTTCTAAGCGAATTCACTCTGGCCACTAAAATAGCATTAATTCCTTTTAAGTCATGAGCCACAGTTGATGTTATTAGTCCTTTTGTTGCCAGAACTTTCAATTGCTGTAATTCAGTTAATAATTCCTCCCTCTCTTCTTCATATATTTCTATTGCTCTGGCCATTTTTTCTTCATCTGTATATTCTGAAGTCTTTTTACCTTCTGGTGCCTTCCATTTTTCTGCACTTTTCTTTCCTTCTTCTTTAGTTCGTTGCCTTTCATTTACTTCATCACTATACAATTTCATTGCACGTCCAATATATGCTCTATCCTTTTCAAACACAGCAATCAAACCCACAATAACATTCTTCAATACCGAAAAGTATTCATTTTCAATAATACCTTCTCGACTCGACTTATCTAACAAAACCGAATTTTGCACTCTCGATATTAAAATCGTTCCTTGACTCTGATTATTTCTTACATGCCATCCCCCAGCAGGATGTGAAATTCCTGCCGGGTTTTTTGCCCTTCGTGCATCCAACCCTAACCAATCAAACGTATCTGTTCCAGGTACTCCATATGGCCGCACAAAAAAATTATCCCGATAAATTTTTATTCCACCGAATTCATTTAACCACCCTGTTCGTTTTTTACTTATTTCCTTATAAAAAAATGTTTCTTTTGAATCATCTCTTAAAGATAATTTCATGAAATTATAATTAAAAGAAAAGCTTCCAATTTTCTGAACTTTTTTTATCAGATCTTCATCCTCAGTTTTTAACACTTCTCGAATTGTTAACATTTTTTCAAAATATTGCCTTTCAAAATCTATTTTTCGATATGGATACTCTTTAAATTCTTCTCTATCAAAAACTTTATCTGGAATTTTATTAAGGTCAAATTCATTTCGCCTTATTGTTATATGAAACTGATTCCCATCGAACTCCGTTTTTAAATTATAATCACATTCTTCTGAAATACTGTTTTGAATTAATTGATATCTCGCTTTTAATGATTCCATCACAGCTAAAAAAAAGTCATCCTGTTCTTTTGGAGGTAAAAGTGTCTGCAAATTATCAAACATCTTTTCTACCGATAACTCATTCCATTGATCTCGAAGTTTGCTTATAACAAATACTGTCCCATTCTTAAAAACTTCTATATCTGTTTTCTCTTCTTTTTTTCTTGTTTGATTTATATTTTTAGCCAATAGCTTAATATTCTCAACAACTTCTATTGGTAAGTATTCATCAATTGTTCCCGGCAATTCATCAATTGTCGCTTCCATTTCATCCAATGTTTTATCAGCCAGCTCAAATTCCGACCAATCTGTTTGCCATCTAATAAGGTTATCCGCATCTTTCATTTTGGTATACATAGTACATTGACTTCCTAAACGATCCAATGCAAATCTTCCAATTCCTTTTTCTCCCGATTTAATGCGCTTTTTAACTGATTGATAATTGTCTCTTTTATTTGGTGTACCGATAAGCATCCAACAATTTTCGATTGTCTGAGAATCCATGCCCGAACCATTATCAAACAAATATATCTTGTCGTTTTCTGCGTCCATACACATAAAACATATTTCTGCATCTGCATCATAAGTATTTTTTATCAATTCTACTATAGCACCATCTGCTTTAGAAACACCTTCTCTTCCTAAGAGAATAGTTGCCCTAGCAGAAATTCTATACCTTACTTTTCCCACTTTTCCAATTCCTCCTTTCTAAATCTGAATTCATTTATATCTTTTGCTGTAATACGAAGTGATTTTCCGCTTGCTGGCGTACCAATTCCACGCACATATTTTAAAAACTCTATACTTTCTAGTATTTTCTTCGCAATTTTTAAATTATACCCTTTTTCTGAAATTACATATATTCCTGCGTACGGTATTGACTTTGCTCCGGTTTCGTATACATTTACTTCATCAGTAACAACTGTCGAAATCAACAATTTTTTCTTATTCATATTCTGCAATGCTTGACTTCTTCCATACTCAAACCATTGAGCTGATTTGTCCGCATCTCTTTCTTCTAATTCTTTTCTGTTTTCCAACAAATATAAATACGCTTTGGGATACTTTTTTTCAAATGCTTCTTCCGTATAGTTTACAACTTTATTTTTTCGTATCATGTAAGGAAAAATAATATATTCCTTATTCCCATATTTCTGATTTCTTGGACTAATTGCCAAGCGTATTGACCCTCTTTCCAGTTCCCAATTCGCCTTTTTATTTTCATCAACAACAAAAACTTTATTTCTCTGTGTTGCTATTGCCATAGATGCATGAAATAAATCTCCAAACCGAATTTCCGAGTGATTCTCTTGATAATTTTCAAAAATCCATTTACCAGATAATTTTTCTTTTGAAATAATGGTCTGTTCTTTTTTAGGAACATTATTATAATCTATTTCTTTAACATATCTATCTTTTCTAAGAAGCATTATTGTAGATGATGTCATTGCATTATCAAATAATTTCTGGTTAGGATAATCCTTTATCACTTCAAGATACTTCTTGATCAATTCACGCAAATCTTGTGCATATACATTCTTATAAATACTATTTGGAACTAAATACACCATTTTCCCATTTGAGTCCAAGTATTGAATAGCATTTTCCATAAAAGCATAGCAGTAATCTGGCTTTCCATTTTTGCAGGTTATATATTCCTCTCTTATAAAATCTCGTACTTCTTTTTCGAGATTTCTATATGATATATAAGGTGGATTTCCAATGACATATTCAAATTTAATATCAAATGGTCGAGTAAGTATATCTCCATAATAAATATTCCATTTGATTCTTCCCAAACCATATTTTTGGGCAATAGTGTCTAAATTTTTGATACATTTGTCATATGTTGTTTTTACGATTTCTGCACCATATATATCAGATTCTAAACCGAGAACTATGGATTCTTTTGAATGTCCCTCCTCATACGCATTTTGAATATAGCGTTCTACAGCAAGACACAATATATTCCCCTCACCACATGAATTCTCTAATAACTTTTTCCCATATATTGATTTCTGATATCCTAACAGATCTAGCATTTCATTAGCTATGTCCTCATTCGTAAACTGTTGACATCTTATATCCATAGTTCTCACCACCTTTCTCTGTGCATAATTTTTTTTATTTTACCATGGTTCACTGCCTTTCTCAATGTGTTTTCTCTTAATTTATACGCCCCCTTAAATCAGCAGCTTCATTCCTATCCCGGTATACTCTCAATCACACAAAGCGCCCCATACACCACCTGTGGATTGGGATACTCTGTAAACCCTGGCAGCGGCCTCGCCCCGCGCCGCATATAAGCCTTCACCTTCTCCCCATATGGTGCTGTCAAGTAAGGACTAATAAATTTTTATACTTTTTTAATATTTCTTTTTTCTTTATAGACTATATCAAACTGCAATTTCCCATATACATATATGGTATCGACCCACTCATCCAACACTTCTCTTGTAAGGTTTTCTAATGTTCCTGTACATTCTGCTTCTTCCTCTCTTATCCTAGCAGCTTCCTCACACTTCTCTCTTTCCTCTTGTAACTTTTGAATCTGCTCACATAAGCTGTTTTCTTCCTTTCTTATTGTTTCTACTCTCTCTATGTATGTTCCCCGTTCCATCTGTTTTCTCTTGAACTGCTCATAGAGATACTGCTTTTCTATTTTTAACGAATCCTGTTTCTGCTCTAATGACATACATATCTTCCGGATCTGCTTATCATCCGGCATAGCCAAATCTACAACCTTCTTTCGGCATTTCCTCTCCCGAATCTCCTGTTCCAATTTCTGGTTGATACAATCTAAAATAGTCTCCTCCAGTTCCGGCTCACTTAATCGTTCACTAATGCATCTGCTTTTCTGTTCATATCCTGCTCTTTTACAAGTAAAGCATGGTATTCTCGTACAATCAATCCGGATCAGGCTTCTTTTGCAATGTCCACACCGCAGTTTCCCCTGCAATATGCTTTCCTGTTTCAGAGTGTGCTTTTTTCCTCTTTGGCATCCGTTGTTTTTTATCACTTCTGAAGCTAATAGAAACTCCTGCTCCGTAATGATTGCTTCATGCCTGCCAGGAACACATATCTGTTCTTCATCCGGCACTTGCCTGAAATGATTTCCTCCAATCTCCTTTACCCGGTTTTTCCCATTTACAACGGTTCCCAAATAAACTTTGTTCTGCAAAACTTTCCGAACCTTACTGCTATCCCAATACCCTTCTCCATCTATGATATGATACTGCAGCTTCTCCTGGTTCTTATACCGTCCAGGCGTCGGTATTTTTTCTTGATTCAATATTTTTGCTATTTTTCCAGTTCCACACCCACCACAGGCTAATTCAAAAATTCGTTTCACATATTGCTTGGCTACTTCATCCACTGCCAGAACCTTCTTATTATCAGAAAACTGATAACCGAATGGTGCTCTGGGACCAATAAAATCTCCTCTTTTTCTTCTTATCAATAATGACGAACGCATTTTTTCGGACAAATCCTTGCTATACATATCATAGAGAAGACTCTTGAAAGCAATTTCTATCCCTCCTGTAGTTCCTATATAATCGTCACTGTCATACCCATCATTAATTGCAATAAACCGAACTCCCAGAAAAGGGAAAATCTGCTCTAAGTAATCTCCCACTTCCAAATAATTCCTTCCAAACCGCGAAATATCTTTCACAATAATACAGCGTATCTCTCCTTTCCTGACCAATGACAGCATTTTTTTCACTGCAGGTCTGTCAAAGTTTGTCCCACTGTATCCGTCGTCCACAAACTCTAGGGGCTGCATAGCAGAATAAATCTGTTTGTCACTGACATACCGTGTGATCAATTCTCTTTGATGGATAATACTGTCACTCTCTGCTTTCACATCATTTGATACTATGTCCCCATCCTCCACAGAAAGCCTAAGATATTCAGCCAGAAACTTTCCTACCACATTTTTCACTCCTTTCCTCTAATTGGATTAGTTAATAATATTTGAGATATCCAAAGATCACAATGTCCTCTCCGCTACTTGCTCAAAACCTCATTATCCCTTCGTAGCATTGAGGTTAAATACTCATACTCATTCCGAAACCGGAATTTTATATGGATTCTTTTATCTTCAAATACCTCCACCTTTTCCAACAGCATTACCGCCATTTCTCTCGTAAGCTCTTTTGTATCTCTGAAAGTCAGAAATGCTTTCAACCATCGGTTTTCCCCGCTCATACACTGTTCAAAACTATCCAGTTCTTCCCGTTTTTCATTCAGTTCCGTTTCTAATTCCGAAATCTTTCTTGTATATTTTTCTTTTGCAGTTAAAAAATCCTCTTTTGTCAGGATTCCTAATTTCATATCTTCATAAATACTGGTTTTCAAATATGCATATCTGCACAATTCATCCCTTACCTGCTCCACTTCCTTTTTTTTCTGCTTATAAACGGTAGAATGTCTATCCGATTTTCTTAACCGTTCCAACAGGCTGCTGACCTCAACGGCTAAATCTATCTGCAATTTTATCTGCTTTAATACCATATCAAAGATTTTATAATCTACAATCGAAGATGTATTGCATTTTACCTGTGAATGGCCATAAGCAGAAGCACAGAAAAAATAATATCGTGCCTTCCCATTTCTTACATCTTTATTTCTCCACATTGCATGATGGCAGATTCCACATACAAGAATCCCCTCCAGCACATTCTCATATCCTGGCCCGCCTTGCCTTTCTTTCCATACTTTCCGGTTCTTTTCTTTCATCTCCTGTACTTTTTGAAATACTTCCCAATCAATAATTGCCGGATGGATTCCCTCTATAATTTCCCATTCATCTTCCTTTCTTTTTCCACGCTTTTCCTTAGAATAAATAGAACGGTTATACTTGCCCTGCACTAAATCTCCCACATATGCCCTGTTATACAAAATCCGGCTGACTGCCTCTTGCTGCCACAAAACGTGGCTGCAACCCTTATATTTTTTCATCCCCTGCTCCCCCGCATATCTGCTGGGGGATGGAATTCCTTCCTGATTTAACATATTTGCAATCTTATAAGCACTCGTTCCCTGCATTTTCATTCTAAAAATACGCTTTACAACATCAGCCGCAGGTTTATCTATCACATAGCGATTATTTTCCAGAATATATCCATACGGAGCCTTGTTGCCTATAAACTGTCCTTGTTCCTTTTTTGCCCGAAATGCCGACATGATTTTTTTCGATATGTCTTTCGAATAATAATCATTTGCCAGATTTTTAAATTCTGTAATCAATTCTTTTTCCTGATAGATTTCACCCGCACTGTCAAAATGATCGTTGACCGCAATAAAACGCACTCCAAGGAAAGGAAAGATTTTTTCCAAGTAGTTTCCTGCTTCCAGATAGTTTCTTGCAAACCGGGATAGATCTTTCACAATAATGCAGTTAATCCTCCCCTTCTTTACATCTTCCATCAGTCGTTCCCATCCCGGTCTTTCAAAGTCAGTTCCTGTCTGCCCATTGTCCATATAAGTTTCTATGATTTCCACTTTCCTGCCGGATGGCATACAGGTATCCTTTAGGGTTTCCTCTTTTTCAAACCACTTTGTAAATTCTAATAACAATTCAAGCTGATTATCTATCCCATCCACGCTCTTACCGCCATTATCCTCATTGGACAAACGGACATATAACGCCACTTTTATGGCAGGAGCTTTTATCTGTTCTATAGTTTTCCTCTGCTTTCTACTTGTCCTTGCCATATGTGCCCTCCTCATGCATATCTTCTAACAAATTCAAAGAGGCCTGAAATTCTTCCGCATATTTGAAATGTATTTCTATCCTTGGATAACGCTCTCCTTCCTTTTTTTCATGAACAAGTATCTGCTCAATCAATGAGACAACAACTTCTCTCGATAAGCATTCCAAATACCCATATTTCTTAAATTCGTTCATCCAGCCACACATATCTTTTCGTCCATCGGCAAGAAAAGCAGCTTCTATTTCTATTGCCTCTAGTACCTGTTCCGCCGCATGGGTACGTTTCTCATATATTTCTTTTAACTCCAGATATTCTTCCTTTGTAATCAATCCACTTTTATAATCTTCATATAAATCCAAACGCAGATGATTATATTTTTGTATTTCTTCCTTTTTCTTTGCAATCTGTCTGTTGCTTTTTTCTATCGCCCCCTTCTGAATCTGTGCATCATCCAGTTTATCCAGAATCTTTTCTAAATCTATTACATTCTTAATCTGATAGTTTAACAGTTTCAATACACTTTCCTCCAAAGCCTCAGCATTGATACTGTGACAGCTACAGATGTTTTTATTCCCTTTATGGCTCCCACATACATAATAAACAAATTTTCTTTTTCCGGAGGGAACCGTCTTTCTGACCATGTTTGCACCGCAGTCACCACATCTTACAACACCAGACAGGCAGTATACTTTCTCTTTCGCATTCCCTGTCCTCGTATCCATCCGCAACTGTTCCTGCGCATTGTTAAAATCTATTGCTGTAATGATAGCTTCATGAGTGTTCTCAACCTGACTCCATTTGCTCTGATCACGCTTTACTTTCTTTTTCACTTTATAATTCGGCGTAGTTTCTTTCCCCTGCACTAAAGTTCCGGTATAAACAGGATTTGCTAAAATACGAAGAACGTGCATATGTGTCCACTGGCTTTTGAGATTCTTCTTAAAACCAGTGTAAAATGCGCTGCCTTTCTCTTTTTTATAGTCCATTGGTGTAAGAATATCTTTCTTATTCAGTTTCTCTGCTATCTTATAAGCATTGCTGCCTTGCAGATACAGACGGAAAATAAAGCGTACTACTTCTGCAGCTTCCTCATCTATCTCCAGCTTATTTTTATCTGCCTCCGATTTCTGGTAGCCATAAGGGGCAAATGGGCCTACAAAATCTCCCCTTTTTCTTTTAACTTCCAAATTGCTTCGGATTTTAATGCTAATATCTCTGCAATAGGCATCGTTAATTAAATTTTTGAATGGAATGATAATGTTGTCAGCCTGTAAATCATTCTCTATACTGTCATAATTGTCATTGATGGCAATAAAACGGACACCAAGGTATGGGAATATCCTCTCGATATACTTCCCAACCTCGATGTGGTTTCTTCCAAAGCGTGATAAATCTTTTGTTACCACACAGTTTACTTCCCCTGTCTTAATATCCTCTAACATCTGCTGGAATGCTGGACGATCGAAATTTACCCCGGAATAACCATCATCTACCCTGACTGCATGGATTCTGATGTCTTTCCTGGATTTTAGAAACTCTAAGATAAGTTCTCTTTGATTCGTAATGCTGTCGCTTTCTTCCTTATCCCCATCTTCCCTTGATAAACGAAGATAAATGTCAGCATTATACACATCAGTATTCAGATTTGTATTCATATGATCACCTCAAATAGTCTTGTTTGTTGTCAAACCTTTCCTATTTGGGGTTCTGCTTTGTCCGTAATAATTGTACCATTCCAGACTGCAGATGTCTATAGGAAAGCTCATTCAATACATCATCCTTCCATACTCATACATAACTGCATAA